ATATAAAACATATTCAAAGTAAATTGTATAGTCTTTTTTAACTAATACTGGATGTTTCATTAATATTTTAAGATGCTGGTGCTTCATAAATATTAATAAATTCAAAGGCATCTGTTCCTACTGATGTTGAAGGAGAACGAATATAATAATATGCTCCAGCTTTAACTGGAAATCCATAAGAAAAAGCCTTTGTATTGTTATTTATATCATCACCTAAAGTTGCAATTTCAGTATAAACAGTTGTACTTGTTCCAGCTAAAATATCCAAACCATTTCTAAATGAACCTGATGCTTTTACTGAAACAAAACAATTTACTGTAGGACTATACCAAGTATTAACAGAACGACTAACTATAGAACCCCAACCTACACTTTGAGATGGTCCAGATAATGCAGTAGCAGTTGCAGCATTTCCAGTACATGAACCTGATGAACCCGTTACATTACCTGTAACATTCCCAGTTATATTACCTGTAAAAGTACCAGCAATAGTACCTCCAGTAATAGCAACAGCATTAGCATTTTGTGCAGCCATTGTTCCTGGAGTACCTATAGCAGTAGTTACAAAAGCAGTAGTTGCTACTTGTGTAGTATTATTACCTGCTGTAGCAGTTGGTGCAATTGGTGTACCTGTAAATGTAGGTGAAGTTGTATCTGCCTTACTATTTATAGCAGTAGAGATAGCATTAAACTCATCATCAATTTCACTACCTTTAATAATCTTAGCAGGATTACCAGTAGATAAAGCATCCTTTGTATAGAAGTTTGTTGCTTTTACATAATTTGCCATTATACCATTTTCCCTGTTTTCAAATAGATTGTTAGTTGTTGTAAGCTAACTGGAGCACCCTCAATAGGTATTTCCACACCAAATTGTAATATTTTACCTGAACCACCTAAGTGCATAGTAACATCACTAATAGCAATACCTGCTGTAAATTCACCTATATTATATTCAGAAATATTATATTCAGCCGTTCCACCAATAAAGTCTTTTGTATATGTTCTACTAGAGTATGTATTCTTATAGTCAAACCCATATTTCATAACAATATCTTGAGAACCTGATGCAATTACAATTACACTTGCTTTCTTTAAGAACTTAAGACTAAATGGTTCACCTGCATCAATATTAGAGGTAAAGTATTCTAAACGATATGAAGCCCCATTATCAGAATAACCAAAGTATTTACCAATACCCCCAGCCATACCTAATAATAAGTTTCTATCTCTTGTCTTACAAAGAGCTTTAGGTAAGAAGTTTTCCCATGTTGTTACACGAGCAGCACCATTCTCTAATGTCTGACGTAAATCAAAGTAAAATGCTTGTTTAAGTGATGGCAATACTAATAGATAGAACGCATCTCTCTCAAAATAAACACTTTTAACTTCTGTTAGCGTTTCACCTGAAATATATTGAACCAAGTCATCACGCACATTAGCCGACAAGTCACGCATCGGCATACTTTTCTCTTGTGTAACACGGTTAAAGCTACGCACACCACTATTAGACAAGAATATTAAATCTGTACCTGTTTGTTGTATCGTATCACGAGCAATACATCCAACACCTGTCACTACATCAGCAAGAGTAAGATTAGTAGGGTCTTGTGGTGAGGAGTAAATTACAATATTATTACGACAGAATATAATAAGATAATTATTATGTGAGGATATACCTACAATCTCATCACTACTACCAACAACAGATTCAATATCAATTAAACCTGAACCTGTCCCTGTAAATAAAGCACCATCTAATAACTGACTATAATAAATTGTTGTCTTAGCACCCGTTACACCTGCCACCCATTGACGACCAAAGGCTGTATGTGAACAGTCAGGGTCAAAAGTAGATACACCTGTAGGTTTAGTTCCATAATCACCTACACGTTGCCAAATAAAAGCACCTGTATGATTAGCCTTACGATAGACTAGTAAAGGATTACCTGTTTGAGCTGCAAACCCATACATACTATTACCAAAACCAGCACCTTCTGCTAGTTGTGAGAATTGCCACCTATTACCAGTAAAAGTAATTGTCAGGTTAGTAGTTTGGTCTGCTTGTTTAACTGGCAGTTCTGTGAGGGTAGTAGAACCACTATACATCTTACCACCACCACAAGAAAGAATAGTAGCTGTTAAATCTACATCAATAAACTCAAATAAAGCTTCTAAATAATCAGTATCACTTAAAGAACCATTATTTGTTGTAACTGGTGTCCAACCCCTGCGGCTACCTAAACGACCAAACTTATCAATAATACAATTAGTGGCTTTTGTAGCATATCCACTCTCTAATGTAACACCACTCTCTTGAGTATTTAACCCAAGAAAGCCAAGTGCCGCATTACTAAGAGCTTTTAAAGCCCCTGCCATTAACAGGCTCTCCAAATAGTTTCATCAAGACGTTGACTAGATTCAACAGCAATTAAATCTGAAGCCATAGAACGATATCGTTGTTCTTGTTCAATATAACCACCATCATCGCCACGCTCACTAATTGCACGAGCTAAAGTCCCCTCAACAAGGAGATGAGCTGGAATTAAAATTCTTGTAGAATCTGCTGTAAGTTCTGCTTGAGGAACTACACAGTTAATACGGATATTGTAAACAGCATCAGGAATAGGATAGAAATCTACCTGACTATCGCCATTATTATCTACACCATTAAAGTTATAGTAAATAGGAGAACCAGTAGGTTGGTCATAAGTTAAATAAATAACATCAAACCATTTAGTTCCTCGTTGTTCGATAACAAAATTATCTGTATCATTGAATATATCAAGAACACGCAAACGAGTACCTGAGCCTACTAATACATAGTTAAATAAACTAGGTGTAGTAACAGCAGTTAAAGTTGTGCGTAGAGCAGACCAATCCCAACTATCTTCTATTTCTGTTTTAACTACATTGACTAAATCACCAATAAGTTTGGAGTAGGGAGTTTCATTGACAGTAGTAACCTCGTTTTCACGAAGTCGTCTTAAAACTCGATTTACACATTCTAAGTATGTCAATTTATATTCCTTTTAATTATAATACAATTATATCACACTAGATACAATTTGTCAACCTATTTCTTACCACTTGACTTTATCAGCCCAATATGCTGCACTCATTTTACCTTTAGCAATGTTATCTGCATGACGAGCTTTAAAGGATTTTTGCCTAGCTTTTTCAGTAGGAGTAGATGGATTAGAACCAGCACCCCTCACACCTTGTTGACCAAAGCGAATTAACTTCTCTTTGTCGCCATCTTTTGCTAGAACAGCATGAGATTTAGTGGGATGATTAGGTGTACGTTTAGGCTTGTTATATCCTTCAAAAGTCTCTTGTCCTTTTTTAATTGGCATTATTTCTTACCTTTTTTCTTGGATTTACCAGCCTGACTTAAAGCAATAGCAATGGATTGCTTCTGTGGTTTACCCTCTTTCATTAATGTAGATATATTCTTAGAGATTGTTTTGTTACTTTTACCTTTAGCTAATGGCATATTATTTCCTTAAAGTTAAATACATTCTTTCACCAATAACAAATGACATACACGCACCACTTAAATCTAACAAGATGAGTGTTATGGCTTCAGGGACAGTAGGTGTAAATACCGCACTTACTGTTGCCAACCATATAATAATAATTGCTATATACCTAAAACTAGACCTTAAATTAGTAACCCATTTGTCAGGTTCACCAATAGGTTTATCTATCTCTGCTAGTGCTTGTAAACGAGATGATTCCGCTTGCATAAGTTGAATACGCTCTGTTACATTCTGTGGTGTACCCCCTGCGCCACCTGTAAACTTAGCAAAGATACCACGAACACCATCTGTTAAAGCTGGCAGAAGTGCTGGAAATAAGACAGACCACATTATACAATCCCCTTTACATATTTACCCTTACCTTTTAGTGTAAGAATATTACCACGCATACGAGGGTCAAAAGATATATGAACCCAAGTTTTCTCATAGATTAGTTGGTCAAATTTAAGATTACTCTTACTTAAGATATTAGATATAGTAAGTGGAGTGTGCCCATAGGCTGTGAAGTCTACAGCATACCCATAAGTATGTGACGAGTTGCTAGTACCACCTACTGCACGATTGACATCAGGACTACGGTAGCCACTATTGATAGTGATAGCCACATTGCCTAATATCTCTCTTACTTTCTCCATATAGAAAGCAGTTGTGCGTAATACTTCTATTACTTCTTTAGATGGTGTATTATCTATTTTAGTATTAGTTGTAGTAAGTTCAGCAAGAGAAAAGTGAGGTGTCAGTTGCATCTAGTGACCTACAAAAGCACGAGATACATAAGAGATAATTGCACCTACAAGAGAAGCAATCATCATACCCATCCAAAAGCCACCACGACCCTTATTGGCTAAGGCAAGTAGTTCATCTAGTGCATTTTCCATCTTGTCTATCTTTTTCTCAAGGGATTCAACCTTAGAGATAAGTTTACCGTATTCAACTGGGTCTATTGGCTCGAATGACATTTATTAAACCTTTATCTCTTTAAGTTCTTCTATTGTTGTTAAAGTATCTACAGCTTTAGTAATGTCACGCAAGCGTTGTTTCTCAGCTACAATAGCAGATGTATCCGTACCACTTTCTAATGCACGTTGAAATGCTACATCTTGAGCTACAAGTAATGCTTCACGCTCTGAGCGTAATCGTGCCTTAGTAATCTCTTTAGCTTTATCTATATTAATAGTAATCATGCGAACTCCCAAGCGTCACGGAATGTTCTGTCTGACGGAATATCGGACACATCCATAATCTTAAACTCTGCGCCAGCAGGTACATCTTTCTCTGCTAGTTCTTCAATTGTATGTGTTTCTAAATACTCAGGTGTAGGTACAATAACTGCTACTCCACCTTCTGCTGTTTTATATATAATTCTTTTCATTTGTTTATCCTTATCTGAAAATAGAAGCATTAATATTAGGAATATCAACAGCAGCATCATTTAATTGAACAATAGTTAATCTTAAAGCAGTTGTTGTGTAAGTTGAGCTAGTATTATTAATATATACAGCACTATTGTAAGAACCATTTTGCCTTGCACCACCAAAAACTGGAGAATAATTAGCATCAGGCATTGCATTAGTAAAGTTTAATGTATAGTCACCTGTGCCGTTATCTGTAATGCTAGATACATTACCACTAGCACGAATAGCAACCGTTCCTGTTCCGTTAAAGTTTACCCAAGCTCTTGCTGAATAAGATGGAGCAGAACCAGTAGCAGTTGATAATGCCGATGTGAGCGTAGCATTTGCTGTAATTGTATTTGCTGTTCCATCTATTGTAACTGCCATGATTTATCCTATTCGTACATTATGTTGATTGAGCCAGCGTCAAAAGTTGCTGCTGTTGCGGATGTAATTCTGACTATGTCTAATGTTCCACCAATAGTTACAGAACCACCACCAACTGCAATATATGTGGTTTGATATCCACCTGTAACCCCCCACATCCAACGATTTGAACCCATGTTATACAATGTTCCAACTGCATGAAGAACATCACCAGCCAATGTTCCTGCTTGGGAGATAATAAATCCTGTTGAATAATTTGTAGATGTGCCAGCGCCAACCCAACTAGCTCCTAAATATCCCGATGTAGTAACAGTTCCCGAACCAATTTGTACAATTGGAGTTACTGTAGATGCATAAGATATTCCAGACATCATTATCGTTATTTTTTTAACCCAAGATGGTATACCCGTAAAGTCAATGCTTGTCCCACTTGTTGATGCTACCGTTGTACCCCTTACAATAGGGGCTAATGTATCTGTTACCGCAACCAATGTCTGTGTTGATGAACCTGCAACGGTTGGTGCGGATAGTGTAACCGAGCCGCTTGTATCACCTGAAATTACTACTGAAGCCATGATTTATCCTTATCTAAAAATTGCAATGCCATTTTCTGGTTGGTCACCAGCAGTAGCGGAAAATCCTGTTCGTATTTGACAAGTTGTTGTTGTTTTTGTATCTGTAGACCCTGCTGAAAGAACTACTGCTGCAAATCCTGCTAGCTCTCGTCTAGTAAAACCAGTAATACCATAATTAGCATCGGGCATGGCATTGGTAAAGTTTACTGTGTAATTACCAACACCATTATCTGTAATAGAACTAACATTAAATGAAGCCATTATCGCTACTGTTCCTTGACCATTAAAATTTACCCATGCACGACAGAATGTACCAATAGCAACACCATTTACATCCGCAATCGTAGGTGGAGTTAATGCCACTCCATTCTCAATGACCATTTGGCTTGTTGAAGCTGCCTCTAGTCTATCTGCTATTACCGTTCCTGCCATGATATATCCTTATAAAACTACCCAGCGTGAGCCGCTAGGAACTGTAATTGTAACACCACTATTGACTGTAATCGGACCAGTAGAACTTGCACTAGACCCAGCAGGGATTGAATACGATACAGTTGCTGTTAAACTATTTACATGAAATGGCTGCGATGAATTGATTGTTGTGCCTGATACTGTACCTGTGATTGCAACACCTGTAGAACTAATAGAAACAATTTTATTATTTGCTATATATGTATCATGAAATGAATTACTATGATATTGAACATCGCCAGTATTACCTACACTAAAACCATACTGTTCAATGCCACCATCATCATAAAGATAAATTTTACATTTGTTTCTGGTTGTTCCATTTGAAAAGCTAGTGCCAGTACTTATTTTTGCTGGTGTAGCAGTTGCGCCAGTTGTTCCTGTTCCAAGACCTACATTTCCTGTAAATGTACCTGTAGTTGCACTTACTGTACCGCCTGATACGTTTGTAGCTGTTGTAGCCGTTGCAGCGTTGCCTGTACAAGACCCAGATGAGCCAGTTGTATTTTGATTTAATGTAGGTACATCGCCAGCTACTATTGCAGCCATTACAACATCTGTACCATTGCCACGTAAGTATTGACCTGAAGTAACTGCACCAGCTAATGCATCCATTGCATCTTGACGAGTTGTTGCATTTGTACCACCATTAGCAAACCCTAAAGTTCCAGATACATGAGTAGTAAGACCAATCTTACCGTATGCTGGAGCTACACCTACACCACCAGATATTAATGCATTACCTGTTGCTACGTCAGCTAGTTTTGATAATGCAGTAGTTGTTGATGCATAAATGATATCACCAATAGCATAAGAACTTTGCCCTGTACCACCATTTGTTGCTGCAACAACACCTGTTACGTTAGCAGCCGTGCCTGTGGTGTTTTGATTTAATGTAGGAATATCAGCCGCTACAACTGCTCTAAATGTAGGTACGCCAGCAGTTCCATTAGGAGCAGCCAATACAAAGTTAGCTGTCTTACTTGCATAAGGATTTAATGTATCGCCATAACCTGTTGACAAACTAATTGCTGGAGTTGCTCCACCTGAAGATACTACTGGTGATGTTGCAGTTACACTAGTAACTCCTCCAGCAGAACCATTTGCTGCTGCTGTAACCCTACCTTTAGAATCAACAGTAATATTTGTATTTGTATATGAACCAGCAGTTACACCACTTGCAGATAATGTTGTTGCATTACCAACAGATGTAACATCTCCTGTTAAATTAGCATTAGTTGTAACAGTTGCAGCATTACCACTTATATTAATTTGGTCTCCAGTATTAGTACCACTAGAGGTTCCACTAAAAGTACCTGATTGTGTAGCTAATGACCCAAGACCTAAATTAGTTCTAGCAGCAGATACACTGGTTAGGTCACTTAAATTATTTGTTGATAATAAAGCACCTGACAAAGAAGCATAAGCAGATAACCAAACGCTCCCATCAAAAACTTTCATACTATTAGTAGTAGTATTAAAATACAAGGCACCTGATACTAAAGCATTACCATCATTATCTAAAGTAGGGTCTGAACTCTTAGAACCTAAATATCTATCATCAAATGAATCTAAAGCAGCTAAAGCCGCATCACGAGCAGCAGCAGATGCAGCAGCACTTGTAGCTGAATTAGTAGCTTGAGTTGTAGCAATTCCAGCTTGTGTAGTGGCTGTAGTTGCTGATGTAGAAGCATTGGTAGCAGAAGTAGAAGCCGCACTAGCTGAACTAGCTGCATTGGTAGCTGATGTAGAAGCAGCAGATGCTTGAGTTGTAGCTGTAGTAGCTGAACCTGAAGCAGACGTTGCACTTGATGCAGCATTAGTGGCTTGAGTTGTAGCTGTTGTAGCTGATGCAGCAGCATTGGTGGCTGATGTAGAGGCTTCACTAGCCTTAGTTGTAGCAGTTGAAGCACTTGTAGAGGCACTTGTTGCAGATGTTGATGCTGAACTAGCAGACGTAGCTGCATTAGTAGCCGATGTAGAAGCCTCAGAAGCTTTTGTAGTAGCTGTTGTAGCACTACCTGAGGCAGATGTAGCTGAACTAGCTGCGTTTGTAGCTGAAGTGGCTGCATTTGAAGCAGAAGTAGAAGCTTCACTGGCTTTAGTAGTTGCTATACCTGCTTGTGTGGTCGCTGTTGTAGCAGATGTAGCTGCATTAGTTGCAGACGTTGCAGCAGCAGTTACACTACCAGCAGTGCTAGTAGCAGCATTAGAGGCAGTTGTAGCACTAGCAGCAGCAGCGGTGGCACTAGCTTGTGCAGCATTTGCAGCATTAGTAGCAGTAATGGAGTTATTAGAGGTATCTGCCGTAGCATCACCACTACCTCCTGCACCTCTAAATATAGCCATTAAACTATTCCTTATTAAATACTGATTTTACTGTTACTGTTTTTTCTTTTACTAAACTTTCTACTTTAACTGGTTTTTCATCTACAAATTCATATTGAGGATGTTTGTGCATTTCTTCAATATCATGTGCGTGTTCAAAAGAAACAACATTACCTGAAACTAAACATTTAAATTTTGCCATTTTACTCTCCTTGAATAGTTATGCAAAAACCCCCTACTCAATTAAGAGTAAGAGGTTTAAACCTAATTACTTAGGCTGGAACAGCTAGAGCAAACGCAGAACCATCACGCAACTCTTTTACACCGTACAATGTATCAGCAGTGTATAGAGTACCTAAGTATTCTTGTTTGTATTGAGTTTGTGAACGAACACCTTGTTGTTCAACCAACACAGCAGCATCTTTGTGACCTAGTAAAGCGATGCGAGCACCACCAGTAGCAGTATCACAGTTAGATGATACAAATACAGGGATACCGTACAAGTTACCGATTTCACCGTTGCGGATTGTGTTGTTTGTGCCACTTTCACCAACGAAAGCTTGCTCAGTGTAACGAGCCAAACCCATCAATGTGTTGCGAGATGAAGGTGGAACAATGAAGAAACGACCATCCATAGGAACATCGTTGTCATCAAGACGTTGAATTGTACGACGGATAGCAGCATCAGTTAATGCAGAAGCATTGCTTGAACCTGATGTGTAAGCAGTTGTACCATCACCACCGATGTAAGCACCACCATAAGCAGCAGTACCGCCACCACCGTTGAAGCCACGACCTAATTGAACAAGAGATGTATCTACTTGTTTAGATAGAGCATAACCAGCATCTTCTGTGTAGAAGCGACGTAGTGAAGTTAAAGCTTGTGCTTCGACGATATCCTCAATCAAACGTGAGTATTCGTAGTGTTTGTCAATAGTTACAACTACATCGCCTTCAGTTGCGGCTTGTAATTCAACTTGTGTGTTAGCTGCTTTTAAAGAAGCTGTACCACGTGTTGGTGAAGGGATATGAACTGTATCACCTTTTTTGCCAACGAATGACATTTT